TGCTAAGAATTTTGCATAATCGTACGCTGCAATTGTTGCTACTTTATCATCTTCGCTAATTACAAGCACGGCATTATCATAATAAGACAATCCAAACTGTGTTAATGCACTGTTGCCGCCGTATGTTAAGTCATAACGTAATGCATCAACTAACAAGCCAACATCGCGTGTACATTTTTCTTTAAGGTATGTGTTACCTGGATATTCGATATCTAAGTATTCAATAACTTCTGTTTGGATGAATAATTTATTTTCCCATACTAAAGTTGCGCCAGCTACGTCTTGCGTGTCAGTAGTAGATGTTGCTTGCCATTTAGTAGTTGGCTTCTTGCCACCATCAATGTATGCTGTAATTTCATCAATAATTATTGATGCGTGTGCCGATGCTGTAGTAGATGCAATATGCTTAACTTTGTATGCTAAGAAGTTAACTGCACCAATAGTAGCTTCTAATTCATTATTAGTTACTTCTGCTGTTGACGTTAACGCTCTGTAATAGCTCATACCTGCTTTAATAGAAGCAAAGTTTGATCCTGTAATCAAATCGCGTGTTACTGCATCAACCATTAAGCCTGCATCTCTGCGACATGTTTCTTGATTGTATTGTATTTTCTGCCAGAACTTCTCTACCCAATATACAACATCTTCAACAATTTCATTTTTACGACTTACAAGACTGTTATAAGCAGCTCTTGTATCTGGTTCTGCCCAAGCTGTGGCAACTTCAATAGTTGCGTTTGATTCAGCGTTGTTGATCCAATCTAATACGTCATCAACTCTGTCATTTGCAAATTCAACTGTATTTGCGTTACCAGCCGTTCCTGTTGTATCCTGTGTTAAGTTGTTGCCTGTTGATTTAGTTACTGTAGTTTCTGCAATAACTTCGCCAATTACTGCTTTCATTCTTGCATATGCTGCAAGTGTTGCTGGAAGCTCGTTTGCTCCAATAGTTAATACAAAGTTTGAGTAATATGCACTACCTGCAATTAATGACTGTGTGTTACCACCGTATGTTAAATCATAACGTACTGCGTCAACAATATATCCAATATCTCGGATACAGTTATCTTGTGCAGAACTGCTTAGTGTTCCCCAAAATGTATCATAACTATTTGCTGAATCTTCTAACCACTTACGTACTTCCAATTGGATGAATGCTGAGTTAGCAGCTAATTGATCTGCTGCAAAACTGTAAGTTGCAATTGCTCCAGTTGTGTTTGAAGTTGTTGCATATGCAAGGTCAGCGGTTAAGTTAGTTGGCATAGTAAGAACATATCCAGGTATTGCTTCTAACCCGTTTTGTACAATATTTTTAATATCGTCTGTTCTTGCAACTGCTGCATATGATGCATCAGTTGTTCCAACCTTACTTTCAACACCAACTGTAAGTTGTAGTAATGCTTGTTCAATAAAGTTAATTGTGCTAATAGTTGGATCTAATTGATTTGCAAGAACAATACCAGCTGATGCTACGCCTCTAAGATAAGACATGCCTGCTTTAGCAGTTCTAAAGTCACTTCCAAATAATACATCATAAACAATAGCATCAAGTATATAGCCAACATCACGTGAGCATTTAGCTTCGTTGTATGATAGTGCCGGATACATAAAGTTAATGTAATCAATAGCAGCTTCTTGTATAATAGCTTTTCTATTGTCTACTACTGCTTTAAATTGTACTAGTGCAGTATCAACCCAAGCAGTACTTGGACTAATTAATGCAGGAGTATCGCCAGTATCAATTGTGTTTTTAATTTCGTTAATACGATCTTGTGCAAATGCTGCTGCGCCTGCACTACCAGCTGTTCCTGTTACATCTTGTGTATTTGCGTTACTTGTAGATTTTGTCCAGCCTGCTGTATTACCAATAGCAATGTTATCAATAATATCTGCTAAACGTGTTTGTACAGCAATTGCAGCCGTCTTTTGATCACTTGGCTCTTGTAATACGCCATCAACATAATAAGAACTTGCAGCAACAATAGTTTCTAAGTTACCGCGATATGTTAAGTCATACTGTAGAGCATCAATAATATAGCCCATGTCACGTAGACATTTTGCTTTATTAGCTGCACTTAGTGATTGCCAAAGTGTATCAAAGTTGTCATCCATGTATGCTTCAACTTCGTCAATTATAAATTGCTTGTTAAGAACAATTAAGCGTCTAGCATTAAAGAAGCCAACATCGTATGCAGTTGGATCTGTAATAGTAAACGTAGTTGGCTCAACTGCGGATATCATAATATCTCTAATTAGCTCTGCACTTGTTTCAATTTTATTATTACCTGAAGTTATATCTTTAATTTCAGATCTTAAAAACTCAATAGAGTCTAGTGTAGCAGATAGTTGACTGTCAATAACTACGCCAGCTGACGCAATGCCTCTACGATAGCTCATGCCTGCTTTTAGTGATCTAAAGCTACTATTAAACATAATATCAAAGCGTATTGCATCAATTATAAATCCAATATCTCTTGAACACTTAGCGTGATCGTAAACAAATCCACTATATGTATTTGTGATAAATTGTAGCACTGCTGGTACAACTGTAGTATTAGCAAGTACATCATTTGCATCACTTTCGATAGCGTCAGCTACCCAAACAATGCTAGGATAAACTGCTGCTGGAATGTTACTTAAACTTCCTGCATCAATTGATGTAATAAGGATATCTAATAATGTGCTTACTTCAGCTTCTTCAGTTGCGCCCGACAAGTAACCGTTAATAATAGTTTTTAGTTGTGTCATTGCCAACACTTCAATAGCTCGCTGTGCTACTGGAAGTACTGATACCCAACCATCAAAGTATGCTTTTGTTGACTCTAATGTTGCACTGTTGCCGCCATAGTTTACGTCATAGCAAAGTGCATCAATAATATAACCAGTGTCTCTTTCACAAGTTGCTGTATCGTAACTTAGTGAAGCATAGTTTGTAGTAATCCAAGTTGTTAATGCACTAATAATAGCTGCACGATTGTCTACCATTTCTGTACGTGCTGTAGTTTTTCCAGCTACACCAGTATCAACAAATGTCAATGTATCTGCATTTGCTACGCCATTAGTAATAATGTCAGCTACTTCGGCCCAATATGCTGTGTTACGTGTAATTGCTGTAGAGTCAGATAGTAATGCTTCTACTAATATTTTCTCTTGTGCAATTGCACCTAATGTTTCAGTTAATTGTCCTGTTAGTACTTTTACACTAGAACCTCTACGATATGAAAGACCATCTCGTACTGCGTTAAAGTTAGTTTCTAGTGCAATATCGTATGCTGCACCAGTTTTTAGTATGCCAGAATCTCTGCGACACTTAGCACTATCATATGTATATGAACCAAAGTTGCTGTTAACATAATCAATAACTGATGTTTGTAATGTTGCCTTAGAAGCAACAATTTCAGTATTAACTGTTGTTAGCGGTGCTGATACCCAAGTAATATCTGGAACAACTACACTTGGCAATGTTCCGTCATTATCAATGCTGTCATAAATTTCTTGTATGCGTGTATCTGCAAAAGTTTCAGCAGCACTACTACCAGCCGCGTTGTCAACGTTTTGTGCAACGTTGTTACCAGTAGTTGCTGTGATAGTAGTTTCAACAATGATGTCACCAATGATTGATTTTAGGTGTGCATATGTTGCAAGTGTTTCGTCTTTCTTGCCGGTACCGTACACTGGATTTCCGTTTACAAAGTAACTTCTTGCAGCAACAGTAGTTTCTGAGTTGCCACCGTATGTTAAGTCGTAACGCAAAGCGTCAACAATATAACGTGTATCTCTTTCACAATTTGCTGTATCAAAGGTAAAGTCTGCTGCAAACGGTGCAATTACACCGTCAACTTGTGCTTGAATCCAAGCAGTTTGTTCTGCAACAATAAACTCAACGTTTGCTGTAATTTGTGCTACTGCATTAGCGTAACCTGCAATACTTGCATTGGTTGCTCCGCTTGTAGGTGTACTACCTACAGCCGGTAATGCTGGAATTACATCTAAGCCTAGTGCTAAGATGTCTTGGATTAATTCTACACCAACATCTAATCTATCAGTAGCATCAGTTGTTCCGCCGTAGCCGTTAACAAATGTCTGCGGTGCTGTGTTTCCACTAGTAGGAGTAATTTCAATATTTTGCATAAGATCTGGAACTAACGCTTTAATTCTATTTAAAGAACTAATAGTTTTAGGTTTATCATTTGCTAGTAATGCAATTGCTGGCTGTGGTTGAACAACACTTGTACGTAGTTCGTCACCAACAACAGCAGTAAATTCTGGAACAATAATCGGTAATACTTCGTTATAAGTACCAGTTTTTATAAACAGCGTTGTATTTGGATTAGTTACTGTAGGAATAGCTGTTGCTGATCCTGCATTTAAACCAGTTGTAACAATATCTATCATTGCTGCTGCTTTTGTAATACCGTCAGCTTCAGCTACTAAAGTAGTGTCAATGACTTGTATTGCTCTATCTTCAAGATCAATCATATTAAATGACTGATAGTTTAATGGTTGCTTGTTAGCTAACACATCAGCTATAATACTTTTTAGCTGAACGTTTGCTGCAACTGTTTGGGCTTTTTGCGATCCAAACGTGCCATTAATATATAAGTTTCCTGCAGGTGTATAATATGATTTAGCAGCTTCAGTAGTTTTTAATGTGCCGCCTCGTGATACATCATATATTAATGCATCAATAATTAAGCCAGTGTCGCGTTCGCACTTAACAGAATCATATGCTAAATTGCCTACCATTCTACCGGATTGCGTAGTTAATACTAACGGAATGCCGCTATTTTGTACTACACTAATTCTAAACTTTGATGCAGAAGTAGCGGATTCAACATAGTAAATTGTTCCTGCTGTTACTCCGCCAAGCGTGCCGTCAAACACAATTGGCATGCCAGGTGTAAGATTAGCTGTCGTCGCTGTAGTAAATTCTTGTGTTCCAACTTGCGTTGCTGTAACAACTACTCTGTAGTTAACACCAATCCAGCTGGATACTTCTTTCATCATAAATTCTTTGTTATTTTTAAGAATTTGTTTTGCTTGTGGATTTAAATAACCGTCACGTACTTGCTCCAGGGCATAGCGCACACTGCTCCAAGGCTTGTCAACTGTTAATCCGTTAACTGGTGCTGGTTCGTTTTTGCCTAGTGGACCAACATAAACAACATTGTCAATTAGACCGTAGTTAGCCCAAGATGGCTTGCCGTCAGTTACACGTAGAATCTGGCCGTCGATGCCAATTGGCAATCTTGTTGGTCCGTTGTCTCCGTAATAAACTAAGTCGCCTTCAGTAGTTAATGATAATGCTTCTGACCCTAATGTTAGTAGATTCCAGTATGCTGCAACTGCATCGTTGTCTGGTCTTTTTGCTGTATCAGCTGTGTGCTTTTGTACACAGATAAAACTACTTGCTCCAAAGAACACTACATCGCCTACATTGTAAACTGTTGTAGCTTTCCAAGAAGATGAATTACCTGTGTGTGTAACTGTATCAATTACGCCTGCTGTTTCGCCTGCTACTGTAACAGTAATATCGTTAGCCGGTGATGTGCCACCTACTGATGAACCAGCAATAGTAATAATATTAGTAGCAGAATAACCTGATCCTGCAAAGCCCGTTGATACACTAACTGTATAAACTGTGTCAGCTTTTACAACGTCAAATCGTGCTCCTGATCCACTTACTCCAGCAGCGTTAACGCCCTGTACTTGTAAGAATGTTTCAGTGCTTTGTGTCCAGTTAACACCTGAGTTTAATTGGCTCCATGCAGCGTCTGTAGTAGGCTCTGCGTCGGCGTTGTCAGTTAGTGCTACATAAGTCGAGCCGCCTAATCTAACAACGTCTCCGACCAAATAATTAGTTAGTGAAGAATATTCACCTTGGAACTTAAAGCCAGTTGTAAATACTGACCAGTCATCTGTGCTAATCGTCGGTTTGTCGCCTGTAGTATTTCTTTTAGCAACATAAACATAACCACCATAGGTTACAGTGTCGCCAGTTTGATATGCAGTTCCAATTGCCCATGAGTCTTCAAATTGAAAGCCTTCGATGAACGAATCCCATTTAGCTGTGTCTGATTCAAATCCACCTGAAGCGTGAGCTTCTGTTGCAATCCAAATATTGCCGCCGTACTTGACCAAGTCATTAACACGATATCTAGTTGATGTTACCCAGTCACCTGTGTAAACAATACCGTCACTAAACAATGTCCATTTACCAGAGTCGGCTTCTAATCCTAATAGATCAGTGGCTGCCGAAACGTGTGCAGTATTACAAACATAAACAAATCCGCCGTAGCGCACTAGGTCATTTATTTTAAATCTTGTTGTATTTGTCCAAGAACTTTTCCAGTCAAAGGAAGTTGCAAAACTTGTCCACTTTGACAGATCATTTTCTAATCCTAAAAATGTTGGTGATGCATATGTGGCTGATACGTGACCAGTTTCGCAAATGTAAACATTCGCACCATACTTAACTACGTCGCCCGGAGCATATTCTACTTCAGCGTCCCAATCACCTTTCCAACTAGTTCCGTCGGATACTATTTCCCACTTTGGTATTTCATTGGTAAAATCTGTGTTAAATTCTGATGCAGCAGTGTGATTCTTTACACATATATAAGATTTGCCGCCAAAACTTATAACGTCATCTGCAACATATGCTCTACCAGTTGCCCAGTCACCCTGCCATACAAATCTAATTCTACCTAGTTTAAATTCTGCCATTTTAGCTCCATCTATGCTTTACTATTGTTATTTATCTTATTGCTGTCCTGAACGTGTAGGGTCGACTAACGTCCTAAAGAAATAGGACATTGCCAAGCCATCTCCAGCCCATCCGCTGTTACCATATGGTCCGTCGAACATTGCTTTAGTACCAATCTTAACTTGGAAGCCTTCAGCTCCTTCTGGTACTGTAGATGTAATTTCGTCTGGTCCGCCTACTTTAACTGTACCTGCTGTTAGCAATCCAGTAAATGTATCCGAGCCACCTTGCGACAATCTACCTGTTAAGTAGGTTTTGATTGCTTTTTCTGTTGGAACAATAGTATTGGAGTTAGCAACAAATGTACCATCTGTTGAAAACTGCGTTACAACTACTGGTGATCCACCAAGTGCAACACCACCAATCGAAAGTTCTGTTAGTCCGTCTAGTCCAAACTCGTCGGCACTCAACGTAACAATACCCGTTGCTTGTTCAACTGCAAACAAGTCACCTACTCTAAAGTTACCATCTTGGTCAGTTGAACTATAAAATACTCGTCCATTATTTGTTTCTTGTATTTCGTCCTGCGGTTCTAAGTTTGTGTTCTCAGGTAGTCCAGGATAATTAGACTGTAGCTGGTTACCAAAACCAATATTTAGGAAGTCATGGTTAGTTAAACGTACTTGACTAAATCTTGAACGCATTGAGAATGTTGTGTTATGCGCTGGAGATAATACTTCGCTCATAGTCGGTGATATCTGTACCGATGCTTCTAAGTTTGGAATAGTTGTTCCTCTTAGTACAGTTGCTTTAGCAACACGATATGTTTCATCAACTCCTGTAAATTCAATGTTATCACCCGGTTGTGGCAATCTAGTTAGATTCTTAAGGATAATACGTAATCCTGTTTGGAATATATCTGCGTAGCCGCTGCCATTAATAGCAATTGATGTAGAAGTTGTACTGTATCCTGAACCGTAATTTGTAAATGTCGGTGCACCTAATACGCCATCGCCTATACGCACTTCAGTAATTGCGTCTTTAGAATTGTTTGGATCTTTAAGAAGCAAAGTAGGCAAAGTAGTATATCCTGATCCGCTAGCTAACATATTAAAGCCAGTTAACTTAGTAGCTGTAATCGACGCTGTTGCTTGCGCTTGTGCTCCAGTTGATATCTTATGTGCAATGCCATCAGTTGAAAGCGTTAAGAACCACCCTCGTTTAGTAGTAGCGTCGAAGCTAAATCCTAAACCAGTATAAGCCGATATGTCCCCTGGTACAACTTTCCAATCTAGACCGTCATTTGACTGACAGCAAACTCCTGTTAACGTATTCAATAATAAAAATACTCCATTGCCGTATTCAAGTATTTCACCCTGTACTGCTAAATTGGAGTTATACCAAGTTACTCCATCAAAGCTATATACTGCTGATCTTAAATCACTTGATACTGCAACAAATCTTCCGTTACCAAATTTAATTTGGCGCCAGTTATTAATTGTTGAATCGCCTGATGTATCTACAGTTCCTTCTGTCCAAGTTGCGCCGCTATTATTACTATACTTAATTGCGTGAGACGAACCGGCTATTGCAACAAATGTTCCGGCACCTGCTGCTAAATCAACCCACTCATCGTTATCTATAGTTTGATCAACTTCGGTCCAAGTATTACCATTGTTCACTGAATATGCTGATTTGCTTGACGTGCCTACTGCAACAAATGCACCGTTAGTGTACGCTACTGAAGTATAAACTTCACCAGTGCCTAATGTCGGCAATTCTGCACTTAACCAAGTTTGGCCTTCTGAAACAGAGTATAATACATTACCAGTTCTGGATATAAGTACCCAGGTGTTATTTCCATAAACTAAATCTACCCAGCCGCCGTTATACGTAGGGTTATTAATTAATGAGCCAGGGTTATCTGGATCTTCAATTTGTACAACAGTGTCACCTATTTTTGGTAACGTAATAGTTACATTCCAAGCTAAGTAATCTGATGTAGAATATGCTTGATCACCTGATTCAGGTATTGCTATTGGATAGAATCCATTTGAAGCAATTACTTTAAATAGCTCAGCCGATGCAAGAGTTGTCATTGCTGTTTGTGTAAATGGTGGTGGAGAATATTTAACTCTTGGTGAAATCGTATACACAGTTGTTGAATCAAACACTGTAACTAACGGAGTGCCTGGATTAATGTGGTCCCATCCTACTGCGCCAATTTGCATTGATCCAACGTCTTGTATCAGCTGTACCGGAGTACCGCTGCCTAACGTTGTTTCAATTGTCATTTCTTTAATAACAGGTGCTCCTGTTGGTAGCGACATACTTGTTATTTGAGTAGCTCCACCTGCTCCACCCGGAGCTGTTTGTACTGTAGCTCCTTGTATAATTACACCGCCAGCTGGTGTCTCCGACCATTGACTTCCGCCAGTTAATGTAACTGTTAGTGCTCCGTAAGTAGTATCTGTCATTGTAAATGCAGCTAATGTCGAATCTTCACCTAGTGTACCTAATGCAGTAAGAAGTGCTGCTGCTGGCGAAGAGTCAAGGCCAATATTTATTGTGTTTCCAACCCACGTTGTATCAACTGTCCAGTTACCTGATGATGTATATACATCTGCAGGAGTTGTTTCAATTTTCTCAAGAACATAGTATGTTGTGCCTAGGGCAATTCCGCCAAATGTTTCAGTATAGAATGAAGCTCCCATAGTTGCTCCACCGCCTGCTGAAACTGTTGCTTTAGCACCAGGTGTTTGCGTAATCATTGTACCAGTAGCGTCTGTAACAGCAACAGTGTTTGCAAGTGTTCTAACAATAATGTTACCAACTGCTGTTAGTAACGGAACTGCTGAGCCTGATGCTGTTTCACTAATAGTAAATGTTGTTGCATCGTTAACAACCTGAATATAATAAACTTTATCGTTTTCAATGCTGCCAAAAGTTGTACCTGTTAAGATAATAGGTGTTCCTGGAATAAATCCAGCAGTACTAGTAACTGTAATCAAGTTAGTCACTGCTTGAGATGCAGTAGCAGCAGTTGTTATTACAGTGTCTGATAATGTAAATGTAGTACCGTCTAATAAAGTATTAATCCAATACTGTGTTTTTTCAGCTAATCCGCCAATAACGCCTGATCTAAAAGTAATAGGGTTTAATGGAATTAATGTAGATGTATCAGCAATAGTTAAACTATTAGTAGAAGAAATTGTTTCAGTTGTGTCAAAAGTTAATCTATTTGCCGATATTGAAAAACGGTTTGCATCATATATGTCATGAATAAAATAAGTTTGGCCTAGAACAACTTCACCTAAACTTGTACCAGTAAATTGTACAGGTAGTCCAACACTCATGTCTGCTGTGCTTGTGCCATACAAGTAACTTGTGTTAGACGGAAAGTTTAATGTAAATTGTGCATACTCAGTTGTTAAAACAATCGGAGCGCCTGCCGGGTCTTCAATATTAACGTTTGACAATGGCCAAACGCCACCACCTAATGATGTTGACACTTGAATTGACGTATCGTCAATAACATTAATAATAAAATATTCAAATCCTACAGCTACGCCGCCAAATGGTGTACCAGTAAAGTTAATTTTTTGACCAACTTTTAATTGCGCAGTACTAGTTACGTACATATAGTTGTTTAAATCTCCTAAACACCCAAGTACTTGTGTAGAACTTTGTGCTGTAGAGTCAACATCAATATCGTAAAATGTTGGAGTAAACTGTATCTTCTGTCCAGTATATACTGTATGGAAGTCTGCATCATTATCTAATCTAAATCTATCTGTAGATGCAGTAGTTGTAGTTATTTCTAAAGATTCAAATGATTCTTTAAGCACATCAGCACGTTTAGAACCTGCATTGTATTGCGATATGATACCATACTGTCCCGACCCTTGGCCACTTGAAATACTTAGGCGCATGCTTTCATATATTGGAGCAGTTGCAACTTCGGATCCAGCAAGTACTAAGTGCTCTGTATCACCCGACTGTGCGTTGTTTGTTTGGAATTTATATCCTAACCCACCTGACGTAAATGCCGAACTTTCTAATACACGAGTTTGGAATACAGAACCACTACGCAATTCGTCTGCAATAATCATAGCATCTCTGCCTGCGCCACTTACATTGACGTTTGCATACGAAGTAGGTGTAGTACTATCTGTTTCTAAGAAAAATGTCAGCTCTCCTGTTTGTAGTTGAGCGCCATAGAAGTTAGTTGATCCAGAAAGTCCATCAACACCCCGAGGATATACTTTAAAACGCAATGAAGTATTTTGTGCAGTTATGTCCCAGAATGTATAAGAAATTCTATACCAATCATCTTCAAGAATAGTTGCAGTATATGTATCTGGAACTTTTCCAGTATCAGGATCAGCTACTGTTACTAATGCACCTGTAGTAAAATTAAATCTTACAGCAGACGTTCTAGTACCGTATCCAGAGAATATTGAATACATATCAAAATATGTTGCTGTTCCTTTTTTAGCATAGATACTTGCAGTATAGGGCAATGAAGTTCCAACTGGCACAGTACCGTCGTGGCTAACTGTTAAGATTGCAGTAATAGAAAGTGTATCAACTTGAACAATAATATCGTTAACTGTAGGTTGAGCTCCAAACAATTGGCCATTAAGTCTAATTTGGTTTCCAACAACATAACCACTGCCGCCTTGATTTACACTAACTTGATATCCGTCGCTGAATACTGTTACATTAAATGTTGCATCAATTCCTGATCCGTCTTCGTTGGTACCCGAAACTCCAGTATAAACTCTACCTTGCGGTGATACAGCAACGTCTTGGTAAAAATAACTAGAATCAGTTAAGTTAGTGATGCCTTCAATTTTCCAGGCATCTTCATTTACAAAAGGTGTTGTTGCTGCTTTAACAATGTTAAGATTTCCATCTGTTAACCAATCACTATTAATAAGATTATTACTTTGTGTTAATACGTTTGTTGTTGTTGTATAGTACTCTTCGCCTGCATGAGCAAATGCTATTTTTAAAATTTCAGCATTTGTTCCTAGCGCACTTACTGCACTTGCTGATGATTGGGTACTTCTGTTGTTAACATTACCAACTGCCGGAGTTTCTGAAATATCAAATCCTTCTGCAATAGCGCCAAATTGTCCATATGAACTGTTACCGTTAGTAGCACGTATACGTCCACCGTCTTCTGCAAAGTATCCTGTGTAGTTATAGTACGAGAACACAGATACACATTCTACTAGCGAATCACCGCCAGTACACCAAACACCAATACCGTCTGATATAATTTGTGTAAAGTCGTTACATACTATCGATCTATTACCGCCAGCGTGTAAAGTACTATCAATTTTTAAACCTACACAGCCTGTGCCAAAGTTAGTAACGTTTTGTATATATGGTGATTTATTAGTAATCCAAGCAGTAGTGTCATTTACACCTGTTCCTGGATCTAGTGCAACAAACGATCCACCTGACGGTCTACGTGTTGAATATTCATTTTGCGGAGTAAGTGTACCTAATAGGCCACTCATTGTTAAGTTACGCACACCACAACCATTTTGTACACGTATCATATCATTTAAGGCGTTTCCGCCGTATACATACATATAACCAATATTAGTTGCTAGCAATACTTCTTCGCCGTCTGGTGTTGCACTAACCCTAAATGCATCATCTCTAATCGACGAACCAATTACATAATATGTTATACCTTGAACAATATTTGGGCCGCCTATTTTTGTACTAATCTCGTCAACTGGATTTAATGATACAAATTGTACTGGAGTATTATTAACCATGTTAACTGTTGACCCAACACGGAATTCGTTAATATCGCCAAATGTTCTTGTACATAATGTATTAATAGGATTTAAAGGCTTAATTGCTGCTCCACGAAGTTCGTCCCCATTTAATGCAGTTTTTGGAGGAAGTACAATCGGTAGTGCTTCTTCATACGTGCCTGATTTAAGATTAATTGTAGTATACGCACCTTGGTTTGCTGGTGGTATACTAGCAGGCGATCCTGCTTCTAACGGAATTCTAATAATGCCTTCTAAGCTATTTAAAATAGTAATAGTGTCAGCTTCGATTGTTAAAGCAGCATTAAAATATTGCTGAACTGGACTAGCATATCCTTCTAATACCTGGAAGCTCTGAGCCGGAGCAGTGTTAGTTAGTGCTAATTCTAAGAAGTTAAATAGCTGTCCAATTACTGCCGTATAATATATTGCTTGATCAGCAACAGTTTGGTTAGTGTACCTATTTGTACTTTCTAGATCAAAATACGATAGTGCATTTGTAACAGTTCTTGCGTTCTGTCCTCTTGACAAATCAGTTACTACACCATCTAGTGTGTATCGAATATCACGTTTAGTTGATTCTTCCAGGAAGTCCACTGAAAAATCAAACGGTGAAATATCTTGATTTTGTTGATATAAGAACCAAGCGTATGTTTCTTCTACTGCCCAAGTCTTGTTAGCTTCTAACAATGCTTTTTCATTTGCTTTGCCAGTTCCTTTTGCAACTTGTTCAGCAGCGTACTTAATTGTTTTCCAAGCAGTGTCAGCAGTTGTACCATTTAATGGAGTATCGAGCCCGTTAGTAGCAACATAATACACGTTTGGTGTAAAGTCAGTTTCTCTCCAAGCAGGCAATTCGCCTACAACTTTTAATACGTTTGTTTGTGCGCCAATTTGAAGTGGTGTCTTTTCGCCACTAGATTGAATAATAATTTCACCCTTTTGGGTTAGTGCATTAGTCTTATCATGCTGTAAGTATACTGTCCAATAATTATTCTGTAAATCGTTATCTGGTCTATTTACAAGAGCAGATGTGTGTTCTCTAGTACATACATATGTTGCATTACCGTAATATAGAATATCATCTTGATTGTAAAGAGTTCCAGTTGCCCATTTACCTTCCCAACTAAATCCCGGAATCATTAATTCCCAATAAGACCAATTAGCTCCTGCAAATGTTAGTACTGCGCTGTCTGGAATGGTGCCACTTGGCGGTGCAGTTAACACAACTGTAGTTATATCACCGTCAGTACTAACAGACTGTACTGTTTGACCATAGGCAAACCCTTCGCCAATAACTGTCATGCCTACTGTAATTCCTCTAGGGTCAGTACTATCTAATGTGTCTAATTTAATAGTAGTACCAGTTGAGCCAGTTGATTCATAAATTGCATCTATAGTAAAGTTACCCGGTGCTTGGTTTGTACTGTCTGTAAGTGCAACATAAAGGTCGCCGCCGTATGTTACGACACTACCAATTAAGTATTCTTCTGCACTAGACCATGCGCCTGATACATCATATGCTTTGCTTATTATATCCCATTCTTCTCCTGCACCTGTATTAAACGAAGGCTTTTGATTAATGTTATTAATTGTTAAACTTTGATATAAGTAACCACCATATAGTACAACGTCACCTGGTTGGTAAATTACATTAGCAAGCCATACAGAGTCAAAATCAAGACCTGGCAGCCAAAGTTCCCAGTAAGATGATGTAAACGTATCTTCTAATACGTTTGGTGCATTTTGTATCTGGGGAACATACCCAGAAGCGCCTGCATCATTGTCTTGGAATATACTTCTAATAGTTGCTAAAGATGGTTTTGATATAACTGTTGAAAAGTAAATGTTAAACAAAGCATAACCTAATGGGTTATTAGCAAGCACACCAGCAGGTGTTCTTGAATTATCATTCCACTCTGGAGCAAGACTGCTACCGTCCCACAAGCTTGAATATTCAAACATTACAAAGTTAAGCAAATATGTATATTCTTTAGATGCAACTTTATAAGTTTCTGCTGTTGCAAGATTACCGTCACCATATCCACTAATGTCAAATACGCTTGCTGCGATAGCTTCTTCCATTGCAAGATACAATGCACTTGTTGCCCAGTTAGCATCTAAGTCAGGATCATAAGATAGTGCCGCTGCTGATCCAGCTTTTGCTCCACTTACACCAAACAAATGCAGTGTATGAAATATGTGTTCGATTACTTCTGCTGCGTCATCGTCGCCATTGCCTGGACGACTGCTGCTTGAATTTAAATACCAAACCATGTCATTAACTGCATTACTATCTAAAAATGCTTGATATCCTGAATAACTTGGAATACCTGCATCTTCTAACCAATTAGGTGTATATGATGCTCCACTACCGTACCCCATACGCTGTGCTGTTGGATATCCTGCATGTGCAGTACCTACATCACCTTTTAGTGTTGCAATTAAATTTTCTTGGGCTGGATCATCGATCCCTGCGCCATCTCTGTCTAAGAATAGCTGAACCATTCTTGCAACTTTATTTACAAACGTTTCTGGTATTAATCCTACACCGTGTTCAGCTGCTACAACAATCTTAAGACCGTTAACTGTTAGACTTTTGTCAAATACTGCTCCATTAGTTGCATCTGCCGCTAATGCACTACTTGTATATACTCCAAGATTAGAATCATCTATGTATGCCGCTGCTGGTACGTGTCCTTCAATACATTTGTATACACTTGGGCCATACTTAACTATATCGTTTAATTTATATCTTACTTCTGTAGAGTCAACAGCTCTATCATCAAATAAGCCTCTCCACTGAATTCCTTCTTTAACAAGTTTCCACTTAATAAGCGTACTATCAATACCAAAATAGTCTGCTTCTAAACCGTCAGTGTCAGTAGCTGCCGATGTGTGAGAAACTATACATTCGTAAGATGAACCGCCGTATTGAGCAATATCTCCGATTCCGTAACTAGTTGATGTTGTCCATTCACTCTGCCATGTTTTAGATTCTGCGTACACATCCCACTTTACAATATCAGTATCTAGTACTGAACCGCTAGTGTGTTGTGTATTACATTTATAAACAATACCACCAAAAATTGCAATATTATCTAAGCTATAAAATGTAAACTGCTGCCACGGACCTTTCCAAGTCTGTCCAGTCATCATTAAGTCCCACTTAGGAGTAACTGCGCCTAAGTCAAGATAGAACGAGTTTGAAGTGTGAGGTACTAAGCATACATATGCTTTACCTTCGTATTGAACAATTTGGTCCTTGTTGTAAGAAGTTTGATCTATCCATTCTCCTACCCAAGAAAAACGTAATCTACTGATTCTAAATTCTGACATTGTGCGGTTCCTTGATCCTATGTATTATAGTATATTTATGTGACTATCTGTGTTGCGTCATATGCATATGACTGATTGATTCTTACTACTAGTTCACCTTCGCTGTTTACATAGTAATACATGTTTTTGTTATCCCAACGGTATTGATCCCATTGTAAGTTTTCGTACGGCCTGCTGTGATCTGATTCAATACGTCCGTCAAAAAAGTCAACTCCGTATTCAAATTCAGTAAAGTCGCCAGTGGCTGCTCCTGGATTGTTAATTGTGATTGTGTCAACATCTTTAAGTTGATCAATCTTTGCAAAGAATAATGTGCCGTCTTCTGTTCTACGCAATGCGTAAAAGTATCTCGGCTGTCCTTCGCCTAATAGTTCAGTGATGCTAGGTGTTTGACCTACGTAATGTGTTGATGCCATCTTATATCTCCTTAAACAATTTCTACAGTACTTAAAATGCAGTCGATACTATCAGCAACATTTGAGCTTACATATAAGTTATTGTTTGGTGTTAAAATCAGTTTCTCGCCGCCGTTTAATACACGTAAACTAGTGTTCGGGGGGAGAATCATTTCTTTTGCGTAATATCCAGTGGAACTATCTGCGTCACGAAGCTGTACGTTAATAAGTACCACTCCTTCAGTTAAGTTTGCTAAACTAAATCCAACTACCGTAATACGATTGTTATCGTTAGTGGCTAACACTTCTTCATATGATGTGCCAATACCTGTTACTACTTTGTTTCTAAATGTAGTTGCCATTTTATTATCCTAATACTAATACTGTTGATAGTGCAATTTCTTCTGCATCGTTTCTTGTAATACCCGAAGCAGCACCAGCTACCGAAACCCAGTTAGTGCTATCCCAGATTTCAACACGATTGTCAGTAGTGTTAAATCGTACTTGTCCTGTTTCTGTAAATTCAAGCGGAGGTCGATCGCCACTTGCGCCTGTTGGTAGTACGATACCGTATGTTCCGTCAAACTTAACATACCCGTTGTTAGTGTTTTCAAACAAAGTAATACTATTGTTTACTGTATTTGTTATTGTGTTTCCTTTAAAAGCAAAGTTATCAAACTTAACAGACCCAGTTCCATTTGCTGATAATTGTAAATTCTTATTTCCGTTAGTAGTAGTTATAACATTTCCGTCTACACGAATATCATCTACATCTAGTCTAGGAACAGTTAATTTGGTTGAATCTATTGTTGCTATAGTACTTCCTGCAACGATAAATCTAATTATATCATCATTTGTACCTTCAGCGTTTTCAGCAGTAACTTTAGTGTTACCATCTAAGTCTTCGACACCTTTAACGTTAATCCAGTTAGTTCCATTGTAACCTTCAAATCTATTTAAATCTGTGTTATATCGAAGTTGGCCTGAAGCTGCTGATGGCCGTTGTGCAGTTGTACCTGTTGGAAGTTTTACTGCTCCAGTTGCATTAATATTTAAAATATTACTGCCTGGGGCAATAGTAAAGTCTCCACTGGTTGTAATCGTTGAAGTATTAAATCCAAACGTGTCTATAACAATAGACCCTGAACCATTTGCTCTTAAATCTAGATTACTGTTTGCATTAGTTGTAGTGATAACATTATTATCAATTAAAATATCACCTGTTGTAATACTATCTGCTGTGATTAAACTTGTACTAGTAATATTTCCTACAGTAATTATACCGTCAACTGCTAAGTTATTTGTAATTTGTACATTGTTAGATGGTACAAAAATATTACCTGTGCCATTTGCTCTTAATTCTAAATTACTATTTGAATCAGTAGTAGTAACCGTGTTGCCTGAAATTTGTATTTCTTCAAACTGGATAATACTTGCACTGATAATAACTTCGCCAGTGACATCTAAATTACCTGTTAAATTAATATTACCAACTTGGTTAACATTTCCAGTATGTGTTACGTTACCGACAATATTAGTATTTTTTAAGTTTGTAACTGAATTAACTGTTAAGTCTTGGTCAATTACAACATTATTACTAGGAACAGAAATATTGCCTGTGCCGTTAGCTCTTAGTTCTAAATTACTATTACTTGCAGTTGTTTTAATGATGTTGTCATCAATTAAAATATCACCTGTGCTAAATCTATTAGCAGTAATGGTTCCGGCACTATTAATGTCACCTACAGTAATTGTGCCAGTAACATATAAATCATTATTAATTGTAACATCGTTATTTGGTATAAGAATATTACCGAATGAAGTAGCACGTAATTCTAAATCACTATTACTTGCAGTTGTTGTGATAATATTATTTTCAATATTAATATTTTCAAATTGTGCTGCTGCCGATACTGTAAGGTTTCCTGTGATACCCATGTTACCAGTTAAATCAATATTACCTGTTTGTGTAACATTACCTGTTTGTGTAACATTACCTGCTAACACTACTGTATTTAAATTTGATGTTCCAACTACTCGTAAATCTTCGTCTAGTAATACATCGTTACTAGGTACATATACTTTACCTGTACCGTTGGCACGCAGTTCTAAATTACTATTTGAGTCTGTTGTTTTAATATAGTTTTCTCGAATTACAATATTATCAAGATTAACTTCATTTACATATAAGTTATTCCATATTTTAGTTTCTTCGCCTAAACTATAAGTGTCATTTACTTTAGGTGTAATGTTGCTGTCAATACCTGCCACAATTTGTATTGTGTCTGAAGCTTCATCACCAATTGTAATATTACCAGCAATGGTTACATTACCAGTAACATCTAAGTTACCATTTACATTTACATTTGAATTTAAATTAATATTACCTGTAGCTGCTTCAAAGTTTGCATCTAATGTTAGTGTCTCAACAGTGTTAGCACTAATTCTCCAATCACCAGTTTCTACTTTTGTGCCATCAACGAATGTAGTGTCGCTTCCAGTTACAAAGCTAACACCATTATCGGTATTGATTGTAAAATCATTAACAGCAAATGTTACGTTACCAGTATCTTGATTAACATAAAACAAGTCTCCAACTCTAAAGTCACCTTTATGGTCAACTGAGTTATATCGTACTTTTGCTCCATTAATTTCAACTACTTCATTTGCTTGTATTACTTCTAACGGTTCGTTAGTAACTTCTTTACCTGTACCAATGTATGCTAAGTTTTGACCAATAGCATATATAATCGTGCCAGGGCCGTTACCTACTAATCCAAAGTTGCCGTATACACTAGCACTACCGATCATTCTAACTTCTGCACCAAATGATCTTAAATCATAACTTGCTATACTAGTCGCTGTTGCTCCTAAGCCGTTTGCAATACTTTGCGGAGTTAAATCAAATCCATTTAAATCTAAGTATCCGTTTACATAAACGTCAGCTCCGTCTACACTACTAATAGTGCCTGTAAGCACTGTAGAAGCGTCTGTACTAGTAATTGTTAGTGTATTGCCTTGTGCAAATGCGCCGCTTACACCAGCCAGTGTGAGCTTTGTTTTGCCCGTTCCGTACTTGCCGTCGTAACTATCATAAGCATGAAAGCCTCTGTTTGCAAAGTATGTAAACGAGTTTAACCACTCAACCCGCACACCGTTTGTTGCTGATATTGCATCAACACCAGGGGTAATAAATGTTGCACTATGAAATAACATAGAAGCTTCTTTACTAACAGTAGTTGCGTATGCGCCGTCTATATATGCGCCCTTGCCTGCATCACCTGCATTAAATCCTCTAGGATCTTCAGCAGTAGTTGTACTACCTGAAGTAATTACTGTAATGTTTCTAATATAAGGACTGCGTGAAGTTACTACATAGTCTGTTGCAAAGCGGAATGCATAACCGTTATCTGGGAATGTTCTATTTCCGCCATTACAACTGAATATTAATCCTTCTAAAAATACCTCTGCACCATTAGCAGGAGCAGTTCCAGTATAGGTTACAGTAAGCACACCAGTAGTGTGATTATAAGTTGATCCTGTTATAGCAACATTAATTGACTTTGAGTTATTAGTAATTCTGCCGCCACTTACATAAGCGTGTGCTTGAGTTGTTACTCCTACATTTACTGTAAGTGTTCCTGATGCTGCGCCACCGCTTGCAATGATAAAGTTGTTTCGTCCACTAAAGAATCCAGTTATTGTTACATCTTCAACAGTTGTTTCGCCGTTTAGCAAGAACGCATCTTTATAACGTGTTGCAGTTGTAGGTTGTATAGATACTCCGCGAATACCTTCACCTTTAACTGTAACTCCTGCAGGAATTGTTAATGGAAATATCTCTGTGTATACACTAGGAGAAATATGTATAACGTCTCCTGCTGTTGCTGTACTTAATGCTTGTTTAATACTTGCAAAAGGATCTAGTACGTGTGTACCTGTATTAGTATCATCTCCGTTTTCAGAAACATATAGCATGTTGCCATTGCGGAATGTTAAATCAACGCCATCAACTGCTAAAGAATCTGAATTAATACTAGTTGCAACTAAATTGTTAACGTAAACGTCATTCCATTCTTTGCCGCCACCAGTTGGATCACTACCTAATGAATATGTATTTGTTGCTGCTGGAATAATATCTGAAGCAATTTCTGCATTAAAAATAACATTGTCTGTGGCTTGATCACCAATAACGATATTACCGTCTGCTGATATATTACCAGAAGCGTGTATGTTACCTGTTACATTTAAGTCAGAGTGTACGTCTACTGTACCGGTTCCATTTGGACGTAATTCTAAATTGGCATTTGACGAGTTAGTAGTTATTGCATTGCCTTCAATGTCAATACTATCAATTCTAATTTTATTAAGGGCAACTACTGTATCTAATGTTGCTAAGTTTAAATACGCATTGGTACTACTGATTGTATTACCGACTATCGTAACTTCGCCAATATCTGCTTGCGTATCAACAATAAGATCAACTGCTTTAGTTGTGCCTGAAACTTGTAATTCGTGTGTTGGAGAATTCGTATTGATACCGATTCGCTGTGAATTTACATCTAGATATAATAAGTCTGTCTCAAAAGCTAAATCTATTCCATTACGAATTAGATTCTCCTTCAAGAGCGGACCCGATATGCGACCTACAGCCATCTTTGCTCCTCAATACGGGGATCCTGTCCCTCTAGCCCAATTTTCAGTCTAATGACTCTTTGCCGGTTAACCACAGTTTGTTTATGTAAAACAATAGTCGCGCTTTACATAATAGTATTTATCGTAATGAAGTAATACTGTGGTGTTAGCCAAAGATTAGAGTGTATTCTAGCATAAGCTCTTCCATCTCTTCTGTAGAGATAGTTGCTGCGCTACCAGCTGCTGAAATGTAAGTGTTGCCGTCCCAGGTTTCAAGAATTGTGTTTTCAGTGTTCCATCTTGTCATGCCAACTTCGGTAGCACCGGGTTTTCTGTTTGCAACAGTGCCAAACGGAATTGCAACAGCAGAGTTAACATTAAATACTGTTCGGCCGTATCCAGTTTGTGCAATAGAAAGAGCACCAGCATTAGTATTTTGCACTTTATTATCATAAAAGTTAGTACTATATAGGTTTAGTTTACCTGAACCGTTTGCTGCTAAATCTAAATCACTATTTGAAACATTTGTATTAATAGTAGTACCATTGAATAAAATATCATCAACATCTAGGCCATGTATAGAAATCCCGTCAGCAGTTAAGCCGCCTACGGTTGCTGCTGCTATTTTAAAGTTAATAGTATCATTAGTCGGATGTGCTAACACACTAGATCTTCTATCACTTGAGTAAACGCCACCGAAGGATACGATGTTTGAATTACTATATGCTTCAAACAAATTATCTGTACTATTAAATCTCAATCCACTAGTTACTATCTGGCGTTCAGTTGTGGTACCTAATGGAACAACTATTGCTCCAGTTGCATTAATAATTAAATTTTGTGCAGGTGCTAAATTAATATCTAATGCAGTAGTTTGTATTGTATCGTTATTAACTCTTAGGTCTTGTAGAAGAACTTCTGCATTAAATGATCGCAAATCTAAGTTACTGTTTGATGTAGTTGTGGTAATAATATTATCATAGAATTTAATATCTGAACTTAATAAAAATTCTTCTGCTGCTAACGCTAGTGTTACATTAATATCTTTTGAAGATAATGTTCCTAATGATACATCATTAATAATAGTTACATCGTTTGATGGTATTGTAAGTATGCCTGTGCCATTTGCTCGTAGTTCTAAATTAGCATTACTATTTGTTGTTTCAACAACGTTGTCATTAAATAATATATCATCAAATTGTATTTCACTTTTAATATTAGAAGTGCTTACAGTTACATTACCAATAACATTTAAATTACCAGTTTGATTTCTATTTCCAGTTTGTGTAATAGTTCCAACTACATTTAAGTTGTCAATATCAGTATTTCTATTAACTGTTAAATTTTGATCCATAACTACATCAGATGTTGTCATAGTTATATTTTGAGTAGCACGTAGTTCTAAATTTGTATTTAAGGTGCTAGTAGAAATAAAGTTATCATCTATTTGAATATTATTAGTTGTAGTAATAATATCGTTTAATCCGGCATCTGCGGTAACTATAATATCATTAGCTATTATCGATGCAGCAGATAAATCATTTGATACTCTAACATCATTAGACGGCATTGATACTCTACCAGTACCGGCTGCTTGCAATCTTAAATCTGCTCTGTAGTAATCACCTGCAAATATTTGACTGTTATATTTTCCAGGGGTAGCATATTCGTCCTCTAAAAGTGCATTTACTATCGGAGCAAGAAACGCATCGTATATGGTATTATTAGTAGTACCATTTGCAACATATTGTAGCCAAGCTAATGAATCAGCTGATGTAAGTGTGCCACTGCTGTTTACGTCAATATAAGAATTAGCATACGGTGCAGAAGTGCCATTAGCAAGATAGGCAATTAATGTTTTTTCAGTTGCTCCTGCATAATCGTCAACTGTTGCACCGCCTATCATTGCTGAAACAATTTGAGGTATTGATAATGCTCCATACGGATCTGACGGATTCAAGCGTAGGTCTTCTCTAATGTTTTGTAAAACATTATCATTAACGTTAAAGTTAGCAATATTAAAGTCGCTATTAACTGTTAAATTTCCTGTAAGTTCAGTGTTACCTGTTTGTGAAATGTTACCTGTTTGTACTGTATTACTAGTTTGTGTTGTATTTCCAGTTACATTGACTTGTACAGGAGTTATAGTTTCTACTAATCCAATATCTTCAATAAACGAAATATTATCCCATTCTACAACTGTGTCTACTGCACGAAAAATAATATCAATTGCTGTAGTTGTGGGCACAACTGCTGCTGTTACTACTTGGTTATTAGTAAGTCCGGTACTTTGGTCCCACTCAAATAATGTACCAACGCCTGATTCGAATACTCTTAAATAAAATGCATTACTGTTTGAAACATTTTTAAATGCTGCTGAAAAGTTATATGTTTTACCGATCTCTACTGTTAGTTCTTGTGCTACGTTTTGTGCTGCACCAGTAGCAGTAATGCGTAAATTTCCAGCAACAGCAGCCACCGAGCCGCCACCTGTTAAACTCCAGCTTGCTATATTTGAATCAAATGTTCCGTTGGCTACAAGATCCGATCCGTACTCATAAGCTATAGTGCTATTTTTAAATGTAGATATTTTACCTACAGTAAGATCGTTATCAATATCTAAACTTTCAAGTATATTAACAACACCTGTTCCATTAGCTCGTAATTCTAAATCAGCGTTACTTGAATCACTAGTAATATAATTTTCATTACTAGTAATATCACCTGCTTGCATTTTGCCTAAATAAACATTAGACCAAAATTTATCTAGTTTTCCTAAATTATGTACAAGTGTACGGTGAGGATTAAAATTTTGTTCGAAGTTAACATTAAAGTCAAGACTGTCAGCTTCCTGATCTCCTGATATATTTAAGGCACCGCCAAAGCTAAAATTATCTCTAACAAAAAGGTTCTGACTTATAGCTGTATCATCTTTAAGATTAATAACATTGGTACCGCCTACAAAATTTAGGTCGCCCGATAGTGATCTAATTCCATTATTAACAATCTCAATATTTCCAGTAGTAACTATATTGCCATTTAGTGTTGTTGCTGTTTCTCCGCTATTAATTATTAATCCACTTAGTGCCTCAATAGATCCAGTATCAATATTAATACTAGTATCTCCTGTTTGTAAATCAACAAAGAAGTTATCACCAATTCTAAAATTACCTTGCTGATCAGTTGAGACATAATGTATCTTGCCGTTATTTAATTCTACAGTTTCATTTGCTTGAATAACATCTGCTTCGTTATTATCAGTGCTTGCACCTGCTCCAATGTATGCAAAATTGTGTTGTACTAAGTACATTAATGTGTCTGCACCATCTGCAACAGCGCCATATGTTCCGTATACGTTTGCTGATCCAATTGATCTTAATTCAGCGCCATAGTTAACTGTACTGCCGTCGGGTGATACTTTGCCGTTAGAACCGTTAAACGCATGTAACCCTCTGTTTGCAAAATATGTAAAACTATTAAGCCATTCTACTCTAACGCCATTTGTCATGTTAATAACGTCAGCACCAGGTGATATAAATGTACAACTATGGAATAACATTGTTGATAACGTACTTGCTGAATTAAGTTCATTCCCGTCAATCCAAGCGCCGCGTCCAGCATCAGTTCCGCCGGGTGTTGTTGGCTGAGTTAATACTGTAACGTCTTGTATGTACGGCGAACGTTCACTTATAATTGCGTTAGGGGCAAATCTAAATGCATAACCTGTATTAGTGCCACTGTTATAATAAAAATTCTTAATTGTTAATTTAGATACTGTACTATTATTTCCTAAGTGAAACACGTCTTTGCTTTGACTACTAGCATCTGGAACAATAATACAGTTTCTAATATTCTCACCTACAATACTAATATTATTAGGTACAACTAACGGAAGTGCTTCAGTATATGTTCCTGGGGAAAGATGAATAACAAACGGCTGCTCACCACTTGCATCTGCTGCTTGTAATGCACGAGCCAATGTAGCAAATGGAGCAAATATATGATCACCTACGTTAGTATCATCTCCGTTTTCAGAAACATATAATTTACCACCAACACGTAAATCACTGTCAACAAATCCAACAATTAATTCAGATACATTAACCGATGTACCGTTTACTAAATTAGTATATAGATTATTCCAACGCTTTGTATTTGTGCCTAGATTATAAGTATCAGTTTGGTCTGGAACAACACTTGACGTAACCGAAGCATTAAAATCTACAGTATCAAGATATTGATTACCTAATGTTATTGTGCCGTCGAATGTAATATTTCCAGGAGTGTGTATATTACCAAATACATTTATACTGTTAGTTTCAGTAGTATTGTTTGCTACCTTGTAGATATATGCTTTACCTGAAGCACCACCACCTGCATCATCTTCGCCATTAGCACCTACAATAGCCGAGTTACCAGATATTGCAACTGAGTAACTAAACTGATCACTCTGACTTGTACCATATGCATTTGGATTATCTAGTGTGTGTACTAGAGCACCTGAGGTTACATTGAAGATATATGCTTTACCTGAAAAAGTTCCGCCTGCATCATCTTCATAGTAAGCACCTACAATAGCCGAGTTACCGGATATTGCAACTGAGTAACCAAAGATATCACCCTGAATTGTACCATATGCATTTGGATTATCTAGTGTGTGTACTAGAGCACCTGAGGTTACATTGAATATGTATGCTTTACCTGATGAACCGCCAAAGAACCCGGCTTCATCTTCGTTAAAAGCACCTACAATAGCATAGTTACCAGATATAGCAACTGAGTAGCCAAAAGACTCATAGGTTACAGTGTCACTATATGCATTTGGATTATCTAGCGTATGTACTAGAGCACCTGTGGTTACATTAAAGATATATGCTTTACCTGAAAACACACCACCTGCATCACCTTCGCCATAAGCACCTACAATAGCCGAGTTACCAGATATAGCAACAGCTTGACCAAAGTAATCAGTTTGACTTGTACCATATGCATTTGGATTATCTAGTGTGTGTACTAGAGCACCTGAGGTTACATTAAATATGTATGCTTTACCTGAACTATATCCACCTGCATCATCTTCAAAATAAGCACCTACAATTGCAATATCGCCCGATATTGCAACTGAGTAGCCAAAACGATCATAACTACTTGTACTATAAGCAGTTGGATTATCTAGTGTATGAACTAAAGCTCCGGTTGATACATTAAAGATATATGCTTTACCTGGATCAAAACGACCTGCCTCATCTTCAAAATAAGCACCTACAATAGCATAATTGCCAGATATTGCAACTGACCCACCAAACCTATCATCTGCACTTGTACCATAAGCATTTGGATTATCTAGCGTATGTACTAGAGCACCTGAGGTTACATTGAAGATATATGCTTTACCTGAAGTAATGCCACCTGCATCACCTTCGCCATAAGCACCTACAATAGCATAGTTACCAGATATTGCAGATTGCCGACCAAATTGGTCGGCAACACTTGTACCATATGCATTTGGGTTATCTAGTGTATGTACTAGAGCACCGATATCTGCGATATCTGTTGAAGGCATTAAATCAATATTTGCATTTGACACCGTAGCACTAATTGTATTATCGCTAATACGTAGTGTACCATTTTCTATATTACCAAATACAACTGCTTCTGCTGCATTTAAATATATGTCGCCAACTAGCACACTTAAATTATTATCTGAAATTGTATAGTTTGCTATTGAACTAGTAGGCGTAATTAAATTAGTTGATCGTACAGTTCCGGCAATCTCAAGATCATACCCTGCTACATCTTTATTAACGGCTATTTTGTTTGTAGATACATCAAGATATAATAATCGAGTATCCGACGAGGTATTCTTAAACGAAAGGTCTTTGCCATTGCGTTCGAGGTTAGCTGTTAGTAATGAACCTGATATTCTACCGACTTGTGACATACAATACTCCTATATAGTAGTATTTATTGTATTACTTGTCGAAGTTGTGTATAGCTGTTACTGGCTTAGCTAAGTCTGGTGCAGAAGTAAATACGAGATAATACCCTGTCTGTCTTGCTGTACCTGTACCGTTTGCTGCGCCGTCGCCAGTAGCAGTAAATACAGTGTTTAAATTACTATCCGCTGCGCCGATTGTAGTGTAATCTGTGCCACCTACAGTAATAATTTTATATTCTGTTCCATTAACAAATGATCCTGCTGCGACTGTTGCGCCGCTGCCAGTTGCTGCTGCCGGATTTTGTTCTAAGGTATAGTTTGTTGTTGCAAGTTGGAAGACATTTTCGACAAGTACTAAAACATTTTGTGCTGCTGCCGGAACTGGATAATAAGTATCGCCGCTGTTTAGTGGACCAAATACTACTGCTGTTGCATCACCATTGCCTAAGTTTTGTTGTGTAATACCTGGATCTGCATTAGGTTCTTTAAATCGTAGTGGGCGCCAAGCACCATTTTGATATGCTTCAAACTGTTCAGATGTAGTATTGTACCGCATATGACCATTGTTTGGTGATGCAGGACGCTGTGCTGTAGTTCCTTTAGGTATTAATAAAGTGTTTGTACTGTTTATTTTTACTTCATCATCAAGACCAGTATGGATACCAACTGCTCCGGGTTGGATAGTACGTGGACTAGTAGTTTGTTGCTTAAATAATCTCATTTATACTTCCAAATAACTTACTGTTGCTGCTAGATTTGTTAATGTTGTTCCAATGTCAGGCTCAGCAACAAATACAAGCTTATCTCCTTCTTCTAATACTATTCGTTCACTGTCAAAAGTAAAAGTCTCGCTTGCTGGTAAACTAAGACCATTAATAACTCGTGTAACTTTGTTTGCTAATGCACCACCACTTGGTATTAAATGCATATCAAAGGATGCAGCTGAAGTGCCATCAGTATTACAAACCATAATATTTGTAATAGCATAACTTTTGCCTGCCGGTACACCTTGTCCAGTTGACTGATCAAGTATATCTAGTGCAGTTGTTTTTAATTGTGCGTTTACTATTGCCATTTGTTTTCCTTAAAAAATCATGCTATAAAGCAATGATCTATTTTTACTTATTAATTCATCGGATTTGCTGTCTTGGTTTACAAAGTATAATCCCGAACCACCAGTACTCTCTGTTGTGGAATATAGTTTAATTCCGCTCACTGGAGGATTTGCTGTTGGTAAGTTAGGATCATTGTCATAAAGTGATGATGATGTTATTTCTAAAGCATCTTTTACAACTACACTCTTTGGACCGTTTGCACTTAGAACTAAATCTTGATTAGTATCAGTTGTGGTGATTAAATTATCAAGAATTTCAATTCCACTTAATGTCATTCGGTTTGTATAAAAGTTAGCAGCAACAATACCGTCTATTGTTATTCTAACTGTGCTGTCTGTTTCTGGATCTGAGTTATCTAATACTGCAACTTCCGAATTACCTTGTGCAATGTTATCATCATTATATAATGATAATGCATATGTTATGTAATCTACAACACCTTTAGCGTTTGGTATAAAGTCATTATTAATAGGTACTGCATTACTTACTGCTGCGCCGGTATACGTAAATACATTTTTTTCGTAATCAACTGTGCCTGCTACATTAATAGCACTATTAGGAGTAGTTACATATAACGGTCCTTCAGCATTAAGGCTGTTTACGTTAAGTGGAAGAAAGTCTCCATTAATATCTTCGAATCTAAATGAACCTGTGCCACTAGAGCCGCCGGCTACATATGGACTTTGTTCGTCAAATACTAATCTTGCAGTAGGTAAACTACCTCTAGCAACTTCAATTCCTGCTTTATATCCAAAGCTCGCACGTATTCCTGCGCCCGATTCGCCGTCATTTAATGTTAGTATGTTATCAGCAATAGTAGTATTAGTGGATTCTACAGTTGTTTGTGTACCTTTAACTTCAAGGTCGCCAGTAATTACAACAGTGCCTCTTGGGCTTGCTGCTCCGCTGGTGGTATCTAAGTAGATTGTGCCTGTGTCGCCATTATCTACTACAATTCTGTAGTCACCGTCTGTTACTCTTAATACTTTTGACATTCTTATTTCCTATGTAAAAGATATGGGGGAAATTAATCCCCCATAACTAATCTTAGTCAGCTTCAAACACGTCTGCGTCTGCTTCAACTTGTGTTACTGTACCACCACTTGTGTAAGTAGTGAATCCAGTTGTATTAACTCCAATTGTGAAGTGAGTAGCATCAACTGTAGTAACTGCAAATACAGTGTTAGCATTAAGCTCAACCATACCAACTACGCCAGCGAATCTTACTCTGTCGCCAGTTACTAGTCCGTGTGCTGTGCCTGTTGTAACTGCACCTGGATTTGCTTCTGTTACTGCTGTTACTGCAACTGCTGCAACTCCTGCATCACCAGCTTCTTCTATCTGAGCTGCACCATCGTCTGTTGCAACACTAAAGTTCCAACCAATAGTTGCGCCAGTATCCATTGTCATTTTGCGTCCTGCAATTTTATTAACTTGACGTACAGTGCCGCCATCGTCTTTAATTACAATACTCATTTCGCCTGCTGCAATAGCTGCTGCTGCTTTGTCTACTAAGAAACAATCTTTTTCAATTACACCATCTGTGCAACGGAATTTCTTACTTCCAAGCTGTTTAACAATATATCCGTTTACTGATGCAGTTCCGTTGTGAAACTGTACTTTGATTTCGCTGCCGCCTGTTGTAGGTGCTCCGAAAAATCTTTTGTTTAGTGGTCTTCCCATTTGTTTTTCTCCTTTAAAACGTTCTAGGTTTACGCAGTGGGTCATTTCTGCATAAGTCCGCAAAGTGCGGCACGATTAATGACACAAGTATTTATCCGAAACAAGAAAAGGCTAGTGCAAAAACACTAACCTTCTTGTACTGCATGTATGGAGCGGGTAAGGAGAATCGAACTCCTGTCTTTAGGTTGGAAACCTAAGGTCTTACCATTACACAATACCCGCATAATAGGGTGATAGGTTGGGATTAATGATTACCAACAACTCCTTATCAACTCATTTATAAGTCGGAGCGCCTAACATCGAACCGTTAAGTCCAAAATCCATATCTTCGTATCTCTACGCTCATACAGTCCCACTACAGGTGTTAGCCAAGTTCACAACGTTGCAGTTGCTTGTTCCTTGCACTATCATAACAAAGGATATCTCCTAGCTATGTATATATAATAGCACTGATAAGAACGTCTGTCAACCATTTAATTAAAAAAAGTCATAAAAAAACAGGACCCGTAGGCCCTGTTTTTATTAACTATTGTAAAGTTTACTGGAAACTTACGTTAGCTGAGTTAGTTGACAAGTCAACTTTAGCTAGATAGTCAGCAGCGTTACCCAAAGATGACGCTGTGTTGTTTAGCTCGACATAACCATAACGTGTCATGAACGAAACAACTGGCTCAAAGCTAGACGGATCAAGTACAACGCCTGAGCTCATTAGCGGGATGTATGGGCAATAGAATGCCGCTGCATCTGATTCGCTTGAACCTTTATATCCAATAAGGATATCAGAACTATCTGCTGCATATGTGTTAACATATACTTTCATTGCATTGTTCAAAGTACCAACCATCTTAGTGTTAGTTGGAGCTTCAAATGTGCCTTCAGTTGTTCTTGCGAACGCAGAAGTTGTAGCAGATTGTAGAATTGTTAGTGCAAAAGGACTAACAACAGCCCAGTTACCTGCGCCTCTACGTGTACGCTGAGCGATCTTGTTTGCTTCACGGTTGATTAGAACAGCTAAAGCAGCATGCTCGTCACCAACGAAAGTAGCAGTACCACTAACAGTTGCTTGGTTATAAGTAGAACCGGCTGTACCAGCAAGTGTACTTAGCGATGCTAGTACTTCCTGGTCGATCTCAGCAGTAATCTCTTGTGCAAGAGCTGCCATGATTTCCGCTTCAACATCAATACCATGCATTGATTGTGCGTCTTGAGCAGCTTCAAAAGTCCAACGAGCTGATAGCTTGCGTGATTTTGCTTCTACTGTTTGCTTCAAGATTTGGATGCTTAGTTTATTACCTGACTCACCTTCTAGTGCGGCAGTTGAAGCTGCTTTACCAGTAGTTGCGCCTGAATAAGATTCAGCAATCTTGAATGGCGATAGTGCTTCTTCGCCTGCTGTTGCGCCACTTGCGCCAGCATTAAACGTGTCCGAATAACGAACTCGTAGTGTGTGGATTTGTCCCACTGGGCCTGTCATAGGCTGAACACCAACTAACTCGTTAGCGATAACGGTTGGCATTACACGTCTGATGACCGGTAAAATAACTCTGTTAAGAGTTGCGACATTGCCAGCTGACGTTGCGCCTGCTCCAGCAGATTCACTTAAATACTTGCGAGTATTTTCTAGTGTAGTTGCCATTACAGCTTTCTTGGTGCCTGTTAGGCCCTCAAGAAGTGCGTTTTTTGTATCAGACCAGCGGCTTTCTAGTAGTTCCGACATAGTTTTCTCCTTATTTTAAACCAGCTAAACGACGAATGTCAACGACATTATCATCTTGCATTGAACTAGTGTTTGTTTTTGTTGTAGTATTGTCTCTGTTGCCTGTAATTTCTTTTGCCTCTGATAAGACTGCCTTCTTTGCCGGAGTATTTCCATCAATCACTGATGGGAGGTACTTATCAAAAGATTTTTGAAGTCTATTGGTTTGTACTGATTCCAGTAAATCTGTCATGATCTCTCTTTGCCCTTTATTCAAAGGCTCCATTAAATCATTAAGTCTGTTTTTGCGTTCAGCAATTGCTGTTATACGCTTTACTTCTTGGCCTTTAGATTCTGCTAGTGTTTTTGCTTTTAGTGCAAATGCCTTCGCTTCAACTAACTGTTTGTCTTTAGTAACAACAACTTGCATTAATTTTGCAGTTTCTGAATTTTCATTCAGATGGCTTGTTGCATACTCTGAAGCAAAAGCTTCAAACATTTTACGACCAAAATCGTTGCTACGTGCAGATTGAATATCTTCTTTTAATGCGCCAATCTCTTTAGTAAGAGTTGATTCAACAATAGATGATACTTTAGCTGCGCTTTTTGCAATAAAGCTAGTTTTAACTTCTGCAAATTTATTCTTAGCTTCTTTGATAAGTTTTACCTTAGTTTCTGCTAAGTCTTTCTTGTCTTCGTGGAATTCTGCAATTTCAGTTGCAAGTGCATCTACGATGAAGTTCTCAAGCATACTGAACTTATCAGCAATTGCTTTTTGATCTTCATGCAATTCAGAAACTTCTTTTACTAGTGACTCAGATACAAAGCGTTTTAGTAGATCTGCATTTTCACGCATTGCTACTCCGTACTTTGCTTTTGCTTCAGCTAGCTGTTTGCGATCATCTGCAAACTCAGCAATTTCTTCTGCAAGGCGTTCTGAGATCATAGAGTCGATAGCTTCAACCATAGTTGACTTATCGTGCTCGTACTTTTTAGCAAATTCTTCACGTAACTCAGCAGTTGCCTGCATTTTGTTTTCCTGAATCTTTTGCTCCCATGCGCCTTCGATGTCTGCACGTACTTCTTCAGAAACTACATCGTTTTCAAAAAGTGTTTTAAGTGCTTCCAACATATTTTTTTCTCCTTTTATTGGAGTCTGCTGATTATATTAACCAGAGATTCTTTTAAGTATTTTTGTGCCTTAGGATCGTGTCTTGTTGCCTGTGCCAATTCATATGCCTTCATTCCTCCACGTGCATTCATTAAATGCTCGTAGATTGCAGTAGGATATGCTCCAGGGGCGCTAGGCTGTGCCACCACGTCCACTGTTATTATTTCAAAGTCGCTAACGTTGCCGCTACCGTCTTCACTAACGTTACCACTACCACGCGATGAAACTCCTAGTTTTACGCCGTTTTCCAACATTGTTTTAACTAGTTGCCCCATCGGAGTAGGTAGTATTTTTAATTTACCATAACCGTTATCACCTTCCATCCAAGTTTCGGATATCATGTGACTTACACGGTCTAAGTTTATATTAAGGCCTTCTGGATGATCAACTTCGCCAAGAACACTGTATCCACCCTCGATTTGTTCGCTGAGAGTTTTGACAGCCCTGCCAATTTCGTTTACAGGATACACACGCTGGTTAGCGTTGCGTACTCCGCCTTGTATCATAATACCTTTCATGTACAAGTCTTTTCCTTCGTTAGCAGACTCAACGACAATATTCGCTTGGTCGAAACTTAGGTGTTCCCGTAAGTGATTCATCTATTAGTTTCCTTACTTATTTGCCAACAGTTGATTTCTTGTTGTCAGCAGTTTCGCCAGCGCCTTTTTTCTCTGCGCCATGGCCTTTAGTACCTTTTAGTGATTTTGATGCTTTACCGCCTGGTACGTTAACGTTACCTGCATTATCTTCTTTAGAAGTATTTGCAGCTAGTCCGCCTGTTGTACCTTTAGTGTCAGCTTCTCCGCCTTGTACTAAGTTTGATGCATCGCCGCCCATGTTGTTTGGCGTTGCTACTGATGACTTAGTGTTTACACCATTGTCACCCATTGATGCAGTTACTTTTTCTACATACTCACGCATTGTTTCAGTTTCTGATTTCTCAGCTTCTTCAACTTCTTCGTCAGCAGCTTCGTCAACTTCTTCGTCTGTTGTTTCAAAAGTAATTGCTTCTTCTTCTGGCTCTTCTTCAGCGTCCATATCCATATCCATAGGATCTTCTTCGCCGTCATCTTCGCCTTCGTCTTCGTCGTCACCTGACATCATTTTTTCAAATTCTGCTTTTAGTTCGTCAAGTGCATCTTCTAGATCTTCTACACGATCTTCAACATCGCCTTCGCCTTCTTCGCTATCCATATCCATATCCATTGGATCTGCATCGCCTTCGTCGCCGCTGTCTACTTCCATGTCGCCCATCATAGCGTCCATTGGATCTGCTTCAACTTCAAACTCGTCTAAGTTAAAGTCTTCGTCTAATTCTTCGTCATCAGACTCATCAACTTCTTCGTCATCAGACTCATCAACTTCTTCATCAGTAGTTTCATCTACTTCTTCATCAGTTGCTTCATCTACTTCTTCATCGTCTAGATCTGATTCTAATAGTGACTCGTATATGTCACGTGATTTCTCTACCACAATCTCGTGGAATAGTTCTTCAGCGCCTGCCTTGTCTTCATTGACAAGTTTTTCAAGCATCTGTTCAAATTTATTTTGATTCGCCATTTTTTTAATCTCCTGTAAAGTAAGTACCTATGGTAAGGCTGTCATGTGTATTTACTATTTATAATATATATGAGGCTATAATAGGCCCAAAACGACTCGTTTATAATAAAGAGTACATTTTCTTGAACATATCCGTTGTAATGTGTGTTAAGTTACTAATTTTATTTAGCTCACTTGGAATAAAATTATCTGGTGCTATTACTCTTACGTATTTAATTTTAGTGTTATGTTGTTCAATAACAGTCTTAGTTTGACGTAGCCAATTGCCGTAATATGTTGCGGTGTCGTTACTTTTTTTATAATTTTCAGTATCAGAGTATATATTATTAAAGTTATTGCTGTCAGTACCTTTAAAATCAAATCCTAATATGTATATTATTTGATATTCTTGTTGACTTGCTAGCCATAACGCTGTAGGACCACTACTCCATCCTTTACTAGGCTGAAAAAAGTTAAATCCTTCCATAGATGAATATAGCTTGTTTGGATTAGTCCATACTGCATTAGATTTTTGGTATTCTGTCTTATTAATTTCAACAATCATCTTTGTATCAACTGCAATTAAGTAATCTGGAGCAAAACTTCTATACAATGCATTGCACCCGTATACTTTGCCAAGCTGTTGAAGTTCGTTAGGTGATATATTACTTCTACTAGTGCCGTTACCTAATACAAATGCAATAGGAACCGTCGATTGCTGATGTTCAATAACTGTTATACTAGGGGTTTGTGTAGGTGTGCTGTTTTTTATTATTTTTTCAGCTTTGGCAGCAGCTTTAAGTGCTTTATATTGATCTTTAGTGTAAAGACTCTTATCGATCTTTGCCATTAATTTTACATCTCAGGAACTTGTGCAGCGATTCCATACATTTGTCTTATGAATTCCAGTTCTCCGGCCTTCTCAGTAGTATGTAGTTCACTTGCTTTCCTTGCACGATTAATTTGACTTAATGTAAGGCGTGTTTTACGAGTATCGTTCATTT